ATCTGCCCATCATTCACCTCCGTCAAAATCAGTTGCTACCTTTTACCGCGCCCGCGCGCATGCGCGTTCACGTGCATTTTGGCTTTGCCCGCTAGGCAGGAGCCCTCGTCGGTCCCATTTTTGGACCCGTTTTTTCAAATTTTTACCCCGGGGGTGCCGACCGGGGGAAAGGGGAGAAAGCCCCGCGTCAGTACCCTCGAAGAACATCGTCCCGTCAGATCATCGGGCTTTCCGGTCATTTTCCCAGCCTGATCTGTGTGCATCGCACGGGGACTGCTACCATCTCTCCTCATTGCTGTATCCGCGCGGTCTGAAGCGATACTCTGGATGCATTTCCTCATGGCATGATGCACATAAGGATTGCAGGTTCGAGTCGGTCAGTGCCAGCTCCGGACAGTCGCGTAAATGTTTCACGTGGTGCACAGTCGCGGCACGTGTGTACTTACCCTGCGCCCTGCATCGCACGCAGGCGTAGTGGTCTCGTCTCAGGATCGCGGCGCGCTTCTTCCTCCACGCGATGGTGTGATAGAACGCGTGCCACCCCCGGGAGCTCTGGGCGGATATGGTACGCACCCACTCGCCCGTCTTCATCTCGTCATCGGTGTACAGCATCTTCGCCCTTTCGTTCAGTATGAGGGCAGGCGGTCCTGCCCTCTGCTGAACTTGTATCCCGCCATGCAGCTTGCGGCTTGGGGGAAACCAAAAGCGCTTGGCCTCATCGGCTTCGCGCTCATGGTATATTATTTCACTTGCGCGGGGTGACATTCAATGACTTCCGGGTATTGTGCAGCGAAGGCAATGAGCGCGCGCTTGTGGAGTCTCAGCGTCTGGCGCAGGCTGTAGCTCAGCTCGCAGGCGCATGCTTCAAAGCGCTCGCAGTGTGCATACCGAGCTCGAAGCAGGACTCTGTAGCGGCTGTCCTCGAGGCCATCTATCTGCGCGAGGATCCTGTCTCTCGCGTCTTCCCTCTGGAGGATCAGCGCCGCTGTCTTCTTGTCCAGATCCAGGAGCCTCTCGATCTGGCGCGCGTACGGCGCGTCCGGCGACTTCGATGTCTGCACCGGCTCCGAGTCGTATGACGGCGACCCGATAGCGGTGACCGCCGCACTTATCTCGCCGCGCTGCTTTCTCCTGGATCTGATCTCATCATCCAGCTCGCGCACCTGCCGGAGATAGCTGCGCGCTGCCATCGCCGCTTCCCAGTCATTTCTGTCCATGTAGATCTACCTCCGCCTCATGTCTATTTGATACCCTGAATCTGCTCGTATACCCACCCAAGCACCTTGTAAGCGTATTTCTTTTTCTCCCGCTCCTGCTGGTCATCGCTGTCATTCGGGCTTATCCCGTATTGCAAATCTGCCAGGAATTCGAGCACCTGCTGCCTCTCAATCGGGTCCGTCATCTTTCTCTCCTCCCGCTGCCGCTGCCGAGGGCGGATCCGGAAGCGGCATCCATGCGAACGCTCTTACTTTCTGCCCGTTTACACGACCGCCCCATGTATCAAACTCGCTATTGTAATATCCGACATCACATGTCTGATACATTCGGTTGTATTCGCCGTATCTAAAGTATTCATACCAGACCAACACTTCCTCAAAATCTTTTGGCAGTCTCTCACTGCACGGAATCCACCGTTGGCACGGCGGTAAAACCTCTGCTTTAACATGGTCCGCAATTATCTTCACCACTTCGTCACGGTCAACAAGCGTCATCTCGTCCCCGGCAGACAGCTTGTACGTTTGCAGATGTTTTAACTGGTCAATCAGCTCTTCAATCTTGTAGATGTCTACCTTTATCGGTATTTCAAGCCTCGCCATCCCGTCCCTCTCTCAACTTTCCACGAGCCGCATATAACGCCAAAGATGACGCAAGGACGGACACGCACTGCACCTCTCCAATGCAAGCACAGTAGATAATCAATCCCGCAACCATGAACGGTATAATACACTCAATTATTTTCATTCCTGTCCCCCTTCCCGGCGATACGGAGCCGGGAGCGGCATCCATGCTGTCGCTTCTGAACCAAGCGCATAGCCGCTGTCAAGATAACATCCGTCATCGGTATAAAATTCATCGTATTGGACTCTTTCATGCCCTTTAAGATTAATGCTCACAAGTATCGCCTGTCCGTCATCTGGAAGTATGCAATCAAGAATACAGTCCCATTCTGGATGCTCTTCTTTTTCTTCTTCTGTCAGTGATCTCGTTTTGAATGGTATCCACCGCTGTTCTGGCTGTGCGGATGGCAAGGCTTCTTTCGGTTCTTCCAGTGCCTCGGTTGCAATCTCATACATCCGTCTGGCAGCAGTCATCGGGCAGTTCTTGGCCCTTTTTCTGCACCATTCTGCGGCTTTTCGTCTTTCCTCATTGGTCATGGCTGTTGTCCTTTCCGTCCACATAAGGCTTGGGAAGCGGCATCCATGCAACAACCTTATAATCCGGAAACGCATACTTCATGTTCCAATCCCACACACCATCCTGTGTACAACTTGTCACTGTCATTCGTTCGCCCTTTACCTCAACCGTAGCAAGAACATAATCTGACCGCCTATTTTTACCGATTTTTTTAAGTATTCCCGCGTCCTTTTCTTTTGGCATCCGCTCACTGCACGGAATCCAGTGCGGCATTTCTTCCATTGCGTCCAGCTTACCCAACTCATAAGCCTTCTGGATTTCTGCCTGTTCCAAGCCCTGCATTTTCTGGACGTCCGCCTCTGCTGGCTGTGCGGATGCAAATGTCATAAATCGGTCAATTATGCGCTGATATTCTTCCGCTTCTTTCCATCTTCGCTGATTGCAGAGTTTTTCCTTATCAGCGTTTAAAAGTATGCGGATGGTTTCAAAATCATCATCGGTCAACCTCTCAGGCTGTGCGGATGGTGCTATATCAGACATTTCTTCAAAAACCTTCCGCTCTGGCTGTGCGGATTTCACTGCTTTAAGAGCGGTTACATCATATTGCCACTGATTGCGTTGCCCCAATGCATAATCATCATCATCCGTCCAAACTTCAGGCTCTTCGCCAAGCGCCTCAACCGCTGCCTGCCTGCTGATTAAATCGCACGCGTGTGTTTCTTCGCGTTTTTCGTGTGTTTCAGTTATTCTGGCGCCGTCCTCTTTCCAAAGTGTTTCTCCAATCGCATCGTTTAATTTCTTGAGGCAGTCGCAGCACAGCGATATTTGTGTCCCGCTATTGGTGGATGCGTATCGGATGATGATGTTGTAAACGCGGTCGCCCTTATAGCAGGAATTGCACACCCGGAATGGATCCGCGTTTTCAATCGTTATCTTTTTCACCCTTCCCATCGCCTTTCTTCCGCTCTTTTTCTGCCGCCAGCCTGTCCCATATATTTTGCAACCTTGCTCATATCGACATCGTAATATCTGCTTGCAATACGAATGGCGTTTTCAGCCGTCCTTCCGTCTCGTCTCATTTTCCTTGCAAACATGACTGCCTTAAAGACATCCTTGTCAGCAATGTAATCCATGCTATACGCGTACTTCGCTTTGGCCATCCCGACCTCCCTCCTCCTCGTCCATTCTCGCACCGCAGTTCGGGCAGAACTTAAAATACAAAGCGTCATTCACAATCACCGAAAATCCACACTTCGCACACTCCATTTCTAATCCATACGGCGTATCGGTTTTTTCCTTCGGAATCCATTCCCCGTGTACAACCGGGACGGCATCCACGGTCGGGATTGCCAGCAAGTTCATTTCAATGTCATTCATCGAGAACCTTACTTCATTCGGCTCTATCCTTGGTCTTCCATACTCGCCGCTGAACGCAATCCTATACCACTTCGGCACAGCGTCCGCATCAATCAGCCTCATCCTTCTTCTCCCCTCCTGAGCAGAATCCCGTCGGATCCACGAAAAAGCCATGCAGCGCGCACGCCGGCAGGTCTACTTTATCAGCGGTGTAGCAGTGCTCGCAGTTTTTGCACCTTACCACCTCGACAGTGTCCACCTCCGGCATGCCCTGGATGACCGCGTAGGCCTCTGCCAGCGTCTGGGCGGTGGCGAGGCGATTGAAAAGCTCCGCCCTCCTGATCAAGCCTCTCATCTCTTTCCCTCCGGTCCTGCTGGCAGTTCCATCCAGTGGGTGATGGTCAGCTCTTCCGGATCTTTATAGCCATCGAGGATCCATCCCCATCCCGGATCGTACTCCGCGAGCGCAATATAGTTCTTGAATACCGTGCTGCCGCACCGGCCCTCCGTGATCCAGACCAGGACGGACCCGTCGCTTTCCGGCGGGCGGTCTTCCACAGAGACCCACCCGCTGCCGTTTTTGCCTTCCATGGCCGCCATGCACCACACCATGGCGTCATAAAATTGCCTCGCATATTCTTCCCGCGCCTTATCCTTTGCTCCCGCGGTGTTCGCGCGCCTGAAGATTACCATCAGCTTTTCAGCAATTTCCAGAGTCGTCACAGCTCGCCTCTCTTTCTCGCCATGGAGTCGAGGAACTCCTCACGCGACAGTTTTCTCCGGTAATCCTTCTTCGGATTGGATTTCAGCCTCTCGACAGCCGCTGCCTCCTCCGGATCCGGCGCGGCCGGCAGCTTCGCCTCCAGCTCCGCATATTTCACAGAGAGATCTCCGTACTCCACCTTCATCTTCTCGAGCTGCGCTTCTTTCTCCTCCAGGAGCTTCGTGAGTTTTACATTGTCCTCCCGCATCTCCTGGCTTTCCGCCTTGAGCTTCTCATTCTCAGCTTCGAGGTCTTTCAGTCTCTGCTGCTGCGCCTCTGCTTCTTCTGCGCGCTGCGCGGCGTTCTGGGCGATGTCCTGGAACTCCTGGCCCGTCTTCTTGTCCGAGAAAAAAATCGCCCCGTCGCCCAGCGCCTTCATCACTTCCGCGAGGTCCCGGATCTCGTCCCGCTCAAAGTCCACGACCTTCACCGGCTTATTGCACAGGAAATTCCGCACGGCGGCCTTCAGGCTGATCTGCTCCATCTTCAAAGCTCCTCCTCCTTCTGCATGGTGGCGATCTCTGCGCCGCATGCCGCGTATCCGGCGACATCCACCCAGCTGTCTACGGATTTACAGCCGCTCGTCTTGAGCCTCGCGACCTTCATGAGGATCATCATCACCGCCACTTCCTCCGCGTCAATTTTCGTGTCCAGGTATTCGGACCAGAGACTCGCGATCTCCTCGAAGGTGTTCTCCGGCTTCCCGTACACGTGCTGCCTTTCTCCTGTTACGATCTCTTTCGCCTTCTCAAGCAGTTCTCCTCTTTCCATGGTCTCCTCCTCAGTTGAACGGAAGGCCGGTGTCTTCCGCGTCTTCCGGAATCTGCATGAATCCTTCTTCCTGTGCCGCCGGTGCGCTGGCGGCCTGCTGGGTGCCGGCTTTGCTGTCCGCGAATTCCTGATCGTCCACGACGACATCCGTCGTGTAGACCTTCTGCCCGTCCCGGTTCGTGTAGCTCCCGGTCTGGATCCGCCCGGATACGAGTACCCGCTGCCCCTGCCGGAAGTACTTCTCGGCAAATTCTCCTGCCTTCTTGAACGCGATACACGCGATGAAGTCGGCGTTCTGCTTTCCTTCCTGCCGCTGCCCGCGCCTGTCCACGGCGAGCGTATATCTCGCAATGCAGTACTGATCCTGTCCCTGGGTGTATCTGACTTCCGGATCCCTCGTCAGCCTCCCCATTAAAATCACTTTGTTCACCGCTTTCCCCTCCTATCCTTTCCGAGATCAGGATCCTGGTCCTTCATGCATCCGAGCATTTTGATGATATCCTCGAAAGAAAGCGCCTTTGTTTCCGTTATGGCCATTTTTATCAGGTTGAAGCACGCCACCAGTACTCCGCCAGAGTTTCCGCCTCCTGATATCTTCGTCAATGAGGCTTCGCCTTTTCTCGTTACCGATACGGTCAGCTCTCCTTCGGCGCATTCGAGTGCCACCTGCGTCAGGAACTTATATATTTCCTCCGGAAAGCCTCCGTGTTCGTCCAGTTTTTCGTTCCGGAATTCCTCCATGAGCTTCTCGAGCTCTCGTTCCATATCAGCCATTCCCATTTTCTTCCTCCTCTTCTGCGTCGAGCCTTACCCCGTACTTCCGGTAGCTCTCCTCTGCGTATGACCGGATGTCCTGGTCGTCGTCATCGCAAATCGCGTTGAATTCCTCCCGGACCAGGTCCGTGAAGCGCTTCAGCTTCTTCAGCTTGTCTCCCCTGGAGCCATTCAGCGGCTTCCAGCCGAAGTGCTTGCATAATACCGTGACCGCGACCGCGGTCATGAGCGCGGAGAGGTCGTTGCATGGATCTCCGTCCATGGCCTCCCTCAGGATCCTCGTCCGCTCCGCGAATTCTTTCTCCAGCCTCTCTTCCAGGTACTTGTCGAGCTCCGTCTTCTTATCCCGAAGCGCCTTCTCGGCAGCCATCCGCTGCATGCTCTCGATCTGGAGCCTGGTCATCGAGTAGACTGTCTCTTTCTTCTTCTCCCTGAGCTCGCTCCCTCGCTTGCCCATGGTCACGCCTCGCCGGCCTTGAGCTGGATCACGTGCTGCGTCCCGTGGTCCTCGAAGATCTCGCCGGTGTCCGGATCGAATCTCGACTGGCCCTTGACGCCTTCTCTGTATTCCTCCGCGACGAGCTTGCCTGTCTTCATGTCCAGCCCGATGCCTATGATCGTCTTGCCCGGGACCTCGGGCGCCAGCTTCGTCTTCGTCTGGACGCCCGTCAGCACCGTGCTGCGGTCCGCGCCTACGAGAAATCTCACCTTGATGTCGATCTCCCGCGCCTCCGCGGTCGTCCCCGCGTCCATGCAGTTCTCGATCACCTTTCTGAACGCGCTGCTGAACTGCTCCCGCATGCTTCCTCCGCAAAACTCATTCAGGTCGATTAATTCCATTGGTTCCCCCTTTACTCGATAAAGCTAAAGCCTTCAGTTTCCTTTCCCGGTGCCGCCGGCAGCCGGAGCTCGTCGTACAGCCTTCCGCCCATAAAAAAGCGGATGATGTCCTCCCTCCGGATCCTGCCTGCCTTCGCCGGGACCTTGCTCATCCTCTTCGCGAGGCGCCTCCTGTCATAGCCGACAGCTGCAGCGATCTCGCCCATGCAGTAGCTCTCCTCCCTGAACATCACCTCCAGCTCCCTCTGGAGCCTGATCTTAAGCTTCAGATCCAGCGCCCGGTTATTGTGCACCGCCTCCGGCCCGTCCGTATGGTGGGCCGCGCAGAGATACGCGAAGTTGATCCGGATATTCATGCCGCCCTGCGACCGGAAGACGATGTGATGCCGCTGCCCCGGTCTGCCGCATATCTCACAGGGCTCCATCCGGATCTGTCTCCCCGTCCTCGCGGACGATGATGATGTCATGCATGCGCGATACCATGAGCAGGAGCCTGAGCTCCTTCGCGTTCGGTCTTTCCTTCCCCCGCAGCATGAAGTCGTCCTTCTCCCAGCGCTCCAGGCTCCCGCCTTCCAGCAGGCCGTTAAGATACCCGCAGTCCGTGGAGAGCTCCACCCTGCAGGGCCGGCGCGTACGCTTCAGGCCCTTGATCACTGCCTCGATCGCGAGCTGGTTCCTCGTCCCCTCGCCCTCGAAGTCATCCCGGACCTCATAAATGCTTCCGTCCTTCTTCACGCACGACAGCGTGATCTCCATCCTGCCGCGCCCTCGGAAGTTCTTGCCTATGAACTCAGCCGTCCGCACCTCCATGCGGATCGGCGTCTTCCCTGTCTCCATTCTTTCGTCCTCTCGCGGCCTTATGCTCGTACCGGATCATCGTGTAAGCCTGATACGGATAGCCCCACGCGTCTACCAGGCCCGGCGGGCTGCATCGCTCCATGACATAGCCCTGGTCTCTCAGCGCCTTCGGCACCTTCGGCTCTTCCTCCCTCCAGTGCCTCGCCCGGATCACTTCCGTCTTCTTCTCCGGCTGGATCAGATTCCTGGAACACGAATACCTCTTGCTCTGTACCTGGTCTTCCTCGCCTCCCGGCTTCTCCGGCTTCAGGAAGTAGCTCGCCAGCTTCTCGTAATCCTTATCCGGATAGAGTGCCTCCGTGTGGTAGCCTCCATGTGTCCACAGCTTCCGGATCGTGGTGTTGAAGTTCCGGATCCCCGGATCGTTCAGCACCAGATGGTGGTGGATCGCCCTGGTCTTCTGCTCCGTCACGATGATGTACTTAAGAGGCGCGCCGGCTTTCTTGTACACCCGCCTCAGAGCATCGAAGAATTTCTTCAGGATCTTCTTCGCTCCTTCCGCGTCCGGGCGCTCCTCCCTCCGGTATGTCAGCGTCAGGTAAATGTCGTCGTCCGTGAAGTTCGCCACCATCAGGCGCCGGAGCTTATCCTCCGCCCGCCTCCGGTTCGCGTCCTTCATGGCCTCCGTCGTTGGCCGCTGCCTCCTGCCCCTTTTCTCGCCATGCTCCCCATATCTCGCCGTGTGGTACTTCCGTACCTCCACCCGGTTCCCATAGGTCCATGTGGTCTTGAGATACATCGGCTAAAATTAATCCCTTTAACGAGTGTAGAAATAGGCTCTCGCCTATCGGAAATACGCCGTTTTTCGGGATCCTCCCTCTTCTATTTTTTCTTCCGGAAAGGTGCCACCGCCGCGAGCCATTCTTCCTTCCAGGCGGCTTCCCTTGCGGCCTCCCTTGCGGCTTCCATTTCTTTCTCCTCGCGGGCCCACGAGACGACGTGGCGCTGGATGAATGCTGCGCAGGTCTTCTGGCTGTATCCTGTCCTCCGGCAGATCTCCGCCTCCGGCACGCCCTTCAGGTAAAGGTCGATGACCTTCCCCTCCGTCATCTCATCTTTTTCGTGGCTCATACTCCGGCTCCGTCGCATATCTGTATGGGCGCTCGCCGTCGTACCGATCGAAGTAGTAGGCGAACGTGATCACCCTGCCATTTGATAATTTCCGTCTTTCTCTGCCCAGAAACTCGCCCCGGCTCTCACCCGGGGCGTAGCTTCGCGCGTTCCTTCGCGCCTCTTCGAGACTATCCACAGAATTATCCATATATCCCCACCTCGTGATATAATCATGAGGAAGATATGCTTTCATAGCATGCTTCCTCCCTCGGAGCGCCCGCGTCCTATCCCAACGCAGGCGCTTTTACTTTTGCCACAAGATTCTGAAAAGGTTTTTCCCCCGCGGCCTCACGTCGGCGAATTCTTCCCCATCCACTCCCACGAAGAGGATCGTCCCGACGAAGGCCTCCCCGCATAACTCGCAGTTAAATGGCTTGCCCTTCAGCTTGCCCTCCTCGTCGCACAGGATCACCAAGTCTTCGGCAACTCCGAAGACTTCGATACGCCCGCCTACCGCCTTCTGCAGTGAGCGGAGTTCGTTCGCGACTTCGAACGGTTCCGGGATCCCGCCCGGCTCTTTCCTGAATACTTTCATTTCAGCTTCCTTACGACATCGCGGATCAGCTCGAAGGCGTTGTCCAGCGTGACGCAGATTCGCTGCCGCCTTCCGGAGAGATATGTCGCGATGACGTACTCCTCCTTCTTTTCCTCGTCTCTCTCATACCTCAGCTCCTGGAGGGCTCCCTGATCTCTCGTCTGCTGCAGGAGCCTGCAGAGCTGCCGGCAGATCTTCTCTTTATCTTCCGGATGCATCACTCCGAACACTTTTTACGCCTCCACGTCCCCAGCTCTACCAGGTAGTATTCGTTCCGCTCGAAATGCTCGGGCTTGAGCTTGTAATTCCCGCCGTGGTCTCCGCGCAGGTACGGGCCGTCCTTCCGGATCGAGATCTTAAACTCCGCCTCCCCGACTTTATGGTCGCCCCAATTCATGTGGTAGCGCTCGAGGACCCTGCTTCCTGACGGGAGATTGCACGCCTGCTCATAAGTCAGCTTTTCCATTGCCTTCACCTCCTTCCGCAGAAAGCTTTATGCTTTTTATCCCTCTCTCGCTCATGCTCCGCTTGATACTTTTCCGCAGACCATTCCATCTGAGCGTAAAGGTCGCAGATTGGAAGAAGCGGTCCCGCTCGTCATTCCGGCGCCAGAAGTGGATATCGCTCTTCATCTTCATTCCTCCAGACCGCAGAAGTACTCGCCGTCGATTTTGGCGTAGCAGAAGTCCCCCTGCTTGAATTGCGCCTGGAAGTAGATGTTCGCCGGAAGCTGGCTCCCGTGCATGAGGAGCTCGCGGGCGACCTCGATATTCGTCTCGGTCGGAGTCCGGCGGAAGTTGCCGTCCCGGTAGCAGGCGTACTGGTGGCGCTGGGTGATCACGCCTTCCAGCGTGTCCGGATACCTGTCGCTGTTGACCCGGTTGAGGACGACGCTACCGACGGCGATCTGGCACTCTCGGCTGCAGCACTGGGCCTCTCCGCAGATTGCATGTGAGAGCCAGTAGAGATCCTCCTCGTCCACCTCCGGGACCATGAGCGGCATCTGCTCCACCATCTGGATCCCTTCCACCGGAGCGTATGTCTCCTGACTCGCCCAGATAGCGTCCGGAGGCAGCTCCTCCGCCGTCGTCTCAACCACCGCTGCCGTCTCCCTCACAGCAGCATGTGCTTCTGTTGCCCGATCCGCTGCCGCTATGGTCACGATCAGCGCAGCCCCGATGCCTACCATGGCGAGCGGGAACAATATGCTTCCTTCCTGCTTTCTCATCTTCTTCCCCCTACATACTTTCTTTTTGTCCTGTACCATGTCTCGAACTCGTGCGTCTTGATCCGGATCTTTCTCCCTCCTGGATTCACGTAGGCGAACTGATTCCCCGGTACGTGGCACCACTGGAGGACGAGATCCCGCTTGACCTTCAGGAAAGCGCTGAGCTCGGTCACGGTCATGATCTCGCTCGGATAAGTCACTTAATCCCTCCTCAAGTCACTTATTACGTGACTTCATCAGCAAAAAAAATTGCAGCAGGATCAGTAATGTCGAGCACGTGGATCAGCTTGTACATCTCGTCAGAGTCGAATTTCTTCGACGCCATCCTGTCATACCATGTTTTTCTCGACATTCCGATCTTGCTTGCGACATCCTGGTAAGTCATTCCCTTTTCTACGACGGCGGCCTTCAGCTTTAAAATGTCTACCATCTCGGTCCCTCCTTTCATCCGTCACGTATTACGTGACTTTAGGATAAATCTTATTATGTCACCTGTCAAGTGACTTTTTAAACATTATATGTTACATTCTGCGAAACCTGTGGTAAAATGGCTTTATTCGATAATATACGGAGGTGCTTTTATGACTATCAAGGATAATATAAAGCTTCTTCGCCAGCAGAAAGGGATGACATTAGAAGAGCTCGGCAAGGGCATCGGAGTCAGCAAACAGACGATACAAAGATATGAGAATGGGCAGATTGCAAATATACCCTACGACAAGGTAGTCGCCCTAGCCGCTGTATTTAATGTTTCGGCGGCCGAGCTTATGGGGTGGGCCGGCAGTGATCTCCTGGCTTCTTCTGGGGCTGTGCAGTCCGGCAGGGATGAGGCCAGCGGGGGGAGCCA